ATGGCACGCTTAAGTCTCATTCGTGCAGCACTATCAGTACCAAGTTCCAAGTAGTTTGCTATCTCGCCGAAGTCTAGGTTCTCTGCATAACGTAGGAATATAATTCTTCTATCTTCCTTGTTTAACTTCCAGTAACCTGCGTCAACTTCTAACATCATTATAGTTAAGTTGCCACCTTCGGCGGGAGCAGACGGCCTGCCTGGTCTACCAAGATTTAACTTATGTGTAACACCATACTCACCACGCAATACTGGTGGTAGTAATGCTTCAACTATTTCTGATTCATAATAATGTAAGTCACTAACATCATAGCCAACAGACTTAGCCTTCCAACGTTGGCAATAATCTAATGCTTGATTACGAAGTGAACGATAGATAAGATTCTTTGCATCCTTCTCACCTATTGCCTCCCAATCCTTAAGTTTATTTGGGTGCTCGGCAAACCATTGATACAGCGATTGTCTTATGTCCTCTAACTCTACCATAGAAAACTTTCTATGATACTCTGAGGCAACCGCTGTTACAATGTAGTCCCACTTCTCAATGTTATCCCAGTCCAATTACTTCCACACTTTCCCATCAAATACAAATGAACCATCCATATTAACTGGAACAAGATGTGGTATAACTTTATTTCCTTCTACGTATAAGACACCGAAACCTTTGTGCCACGTAAACAATCCCCCCTTAACATACTTAGCAAACTTAAAGTCCATTAAGCAACCAACTTCTAAACCCCAAATAGTTTTAGGGTGACCACCAAAGTATGACTGAGTGTAATGTGTCAAGCCCATACGATGCGTATGACCACAGACTACAGACATACCAGCACGTTTGGCTAGTCCAAGTGCGGTAGCACCAGCAGTAGGTTGCACATTACCCTCGTCACCGTGCAATAGCAACCAGTTCGGTGCTAATTCATATGGTTTTTCGTGGTAAGTAATGCCCAAGTTATCAAGTCTTAAGAAGTTCTTTAGTTCTAATTCAGGCAGACCAGCAAGTCCCGGTGCCCTCATCTTAATAGTATTAAATAATCTATCAGTATGGTTAGATCGAATCATATGTTTAATCTTTAATGATTCAAGTACACGATATGTTTCATCTCTATCTCTAGCAATAGACTTCTCGTGTTCAAGATCGGTACCCTTACTCCATTTGGATATAGTCTGCATATCCATTTCATCCCCAACAGATACTACCTCGTCAGGTTTATATTGTTTTATAAATTTAGACAGTACGGATACTGCCTTTCTATCGTGGTACGGTACCTGTAAATCAGATACGCAGACTATAATTTTCATTTGTTCCACTTTCCTCTAAGAACTAACAACCCTATGATTGCATAGTTCGCCATATCCTTGAAGGAATCTTCAATGGATTCGTGCTCTGGATTCTTGCCGCTATCCACCAAGTTATTTATACGTGCTAACTTGTCGTGCATACGAACACGTAACCCATTGATAGCACCACCAGGTGCATCAGCAATGTTCTTTGGTCCGTAATCTTTATGTTTAGATAGTAATAGATCTAATAGTTCTTGGAATGTTTGTGCTACTGCTGACTCAAAAGAGGTACTGTCAGGGTAACTACGAGTTGGCCATCCCTCTTCTGTATCTGACTTATATGGAAACCTTGTTCCTCCAAGTGGATTATAATCTGCCATTCTTCACTTCCCCTCTTCAAGTAGTTGCTTGAGTTCATTATCTATTTCCATCATCTGCGATTCAATTATCATCTCTTCTACTATATCTTTAATTGCTTCGGGCTGTGTCTCTGCCGTAAACAATGTCATATATGTAGACTGGGTTATAGTCTTTATTTGATCTGGCTTATCTGCATATTTATACAGACACCTAAGCAATGAACCTATCATTAACCTAGCACCATTAGGTAATACTAGTGCTGGATCAAACTCATCATCATCTTCTAACAAGTGATCTGTTGCCTGAAATACATTCTCAAAATGTTCACCACATTCAGGGCAGGGTGGTATACTTCTATCCATCTAGTCCCGCCTTCTCCCTAATATAATCAGCACCAAACTTTACGTATGAACTATTCACATCTTCTCCGTCTGGCATTTGCACGATGGTGACTGGCAGTTCCCTAGCCAGGCTTGTTGCAAATTCTTTTCCTGGTTGATCTCCATCTGCAAATACAAATACTCTTTCAAAGTCAGCGAGCAATCTCGTGTAGTGCTTCTTCCAACTATTAGCCCCAGGTACACCGATACAAGGGATGCCAACACAACTAGATAAAGTAACTGTGTCCAATTCACCTTCACACACTCCTATAAAATCGCCCGCTTTTTCTATATCTAATACATTATACATTCTAGTTTCAGCCCCAGTTAAACCCATATACTTAGGTTCAACAGCAGGATGAAGGCTGCGAAAACGAAGATCGACAACACCACTTTTGGTAATATACGGTATGGATAATCTTCCTCTGTATTGTTCGTGTCCAATTTCAGGCTCCCCTACTACGCCGAATCGAGCCAGCCGTGCTGCTTCTATTGTTATACCCCTGCTTCTGAGGTAATCTTCTGCCTGATAAATGTTTGCTGCGTACTTCTGAGTTGCTTGACCCAGTAATTCTTTCTGCGATGTGCTTTGCCTCACGTATGTCTACCCTTTCTTGTTGTGCGATAATTTGTAAACTGTTACCTTGGACTCCGCAGGCGAAGCATATGAATAAGTTATCGTCGAGATCAGCACTCCCTGATTGATGAGTGTCCGAATGGAAAGGGCACTTGATATTAGCCTGCCCGTGTCCTTGTCGTACACTTGCTCCGTAATGGATGAGTACTTCTCGTATGTTTGGTAAGTCATTTTCCCGCCCTCTTAGTCCATTGTTCAAAATCTTCCACCACCCAAGCCTTGTCTATTCCTGCCTGTCTACGTTTAATTATCACAAACTTATATGGTACTTCTTTTAATCCTCTAGCCTTAGCATAATTCTCTGCCTCAACCTCAGCCTCACGCCAGAACTGTGGTAAGTCTAACTTCTTTGTTGCTTTTAATTCTAGTATGTTAGCCGCTCCTTCTAGGAAAGCAACCACATCACCCTCATCTTTAGCGCCAGCCTTGGTCAATCTTTCCGCCAGTATATCTCTTGACCTTAGCCATTTAACTACACTAGTCTCAAAGGTAGCACCCTTACGTTTACCATAACTACTCACGCCAGTCCACCTTCGGGAATTTAGTAAAGTTAATAAAGAAAAATAAGAAATCAAATCTCATAACCCAAGCAGATACTGGAGCGAATGCATCTCCAGTCCATTCTATAATCGGGTATCTTTCAAATCCAATCCCAAAACAATATATAGTATTAAGCCCAATTGTTATAGATCTTCTACCTATATCTTTAGTTGGCATATCAATGGTTCTCCGGAATATCATCAACGAACATATACTCAGGGTTGAATGCAATCCAAGTCATTAGTCCACCACCTGCGTCGGCTTTGCCATATCTGTTTTTGACTGGAGCCACACCCATTGAACTTCCGACAACACCAAGTGTACATATAAGCGCTGGAAGTTGTGCCACTTTACCCTGGATAGCAGAGCGTGGCTGACACGGAGACCCAAGCACAGCCTCACTAGTGTGATGAAGAACGACAACAGCCGAATTAGTAGCACGAGCAAGATACTTCAACTCCTTCATAATCGCTCTCATTGAAGCGAACTCTTCGCCACCATCTGTGGCTACATCCATTAAGTTATCTACTATAATAAGCGTAGGAGAACAACCCCATAATTCTTCAAAGGCTTGGACTTCTTCATCAATATCTTGTAGTGTTGGTGCTGATTCAAATGACCAGACTATATGGCTACTCTTGGATAGAGTAGCCTTAGTCCAACTCTTGGATAGAGTAGCCTTAGTCCAGCCAACATCAGATTGTAGCATCCCCTCTACATCTGTTTGGTTTTTCCCAGAAATCATAGACGCTAGCCGCATAGCCATTGTGTGTGCATTAGTATCTGCTGAGATGTAAAGTGTTGGCACCTTCATCTTTAATGCTAATGCTAATGCAAGTGTGGATTTTCCAACACCTGGTGCTGCTGCGAACATAGAAACTTCGGAGCGACGAATGATGATCTTGTTTGATTCGAATGCCTTAAAGCAAGATGGTAATGGTTCCCCACCAATACTGGCACGACCAACTGATCTGACAAGTGTACGCATCCTGGTTCCTTTCTAGTTCCGAAAAAAGATTTATGCCAGTCTTTTAGTTTACTGGTTTGCATTGGTCAGGTGTTCCCTGTGGTGCAGGGCAAGACCAGAATGCATATGGTTTACCACTAGCCTTGCTTATTCCCTCTCGCCATATACGACCCCCGTGTTTGCATACGGGTGACGCTGTACCTGATGCTGCTGAGACTGGGGTTGGTGCGGAGTAGTTCGAGGGCTTTGTGCTTGTAGTGGAACTCGACGTCAATGACGGGTTTAGAGCATACGAACCTACTATCTTCTGCTGAGTAGCAGCGATCTGTGTGGAGTAATCTCCTACGCCCTCTAACAATACTGATAGTTCATCAGCAGTATTAGCACGTACATTTATCATATCACCTGATGGTGTCTTGTAGGAAACTTGTAGTTTCCAGTCTTCATTTGCCATTGTTTTTCTCATTTCTTCGAAGTGAACTGACAGTGTTCTGTAAGCCCACAACGATTGCAGTTGTTTGTATTAGGAATAAATATACCAGCCTTGCGTGCCTTATCAAAGTTACTAACTAGGTACTCAAGTTTCTCTTCGGTGTAATCACTGAGATCAACCATAGCAGAGGTGCCCTCTTGCCTAGCCATCCAGTATGCACCGTACTTAATGTCCACACCTAAGACTTGTTTGAGTCCCAGTTTATAGAAGCCAAGTTGTAAGGTAGAAGTTGGGGTCTGTTGTGAAGTCTTGAGGTCAACCACGACCAACTCACCATTGACTTCAAACACTCTATCAAGAACCATCTTTACTGGTACGTTAGCAAAGACTGGAGTTAACCCCAACTCTACGGCAGGTGCGCCCTCAGGAGTGTGCCAAATTTTCCAGTTATG